AGTAAGTGCTTCACTTTCAGCACCTTTCTTCTCTAAAATGTTCAAACTTTGCCATGTACATATAGTGTGTGTACGACCTATTTCTTTACGGTCACCAAAGTAAACACCTACATCTAAACCCACGTTAACATAGTCTTCTTCAGTTTGTACCACTAGACTCTTGTTAGGAACAATGACCAGTGTACGTCCATAAGGTTCACATAATTTGCTTAGTGTAGCAGTAATAATGGTCTTACCAGCACCAGTTGCTAGTTCTTGTAATCCTTGTGGGCATTCCATAAATCCATTAACTGCTGTCAGCTGATAGTCCCGCAATACGATAGGTTGTCCTGCAATGGGATGTCCTTCTGGCCATACCTTACCTTGATCAGCCCAATAATTCTCAGTGATCTTTTCAAACTCAAATTTGTGATTTTCTCTAAGATCTTCCACTTCTGCAACATCTACACCACACTCATCAAGTATAGGTAAAATAACATCTAGGTGATTGAGATAACCATTGCCACCGAGTCCAAAGAATGTAGTTGTGCCATCCCATCTGCCTAGTTTGTACTGAGGCATGTGACGTGCATAGGGCAATTCAAATTTTAATTTGTTAGAGATTTTACGTCTAACTTCAACACTTAGACCTTCAATCTTTATATTGACTTCATCTCTAATGATTATTTTACAACTGGGCAATTTGTCTTGCTCCCTTAACTTTATTGTTTCTTACTACGATGGAATTGTTATAATAATACACGGTAGACATGTCGTCTAAAAATGCAGAAGTTTTTCCAAAATCATGATTGCTTAACATTAAAGCAGTATTGGGGTGCCAGTCTGCTTTTAACAATGGTTTAGGTATTTTGTTCTTTGCAATGAACACTACCTTTGTGTCTGGCCCTATATAATTATTTAAGTGGTTATCTCTGACCATTTGGTTAAATTCGTTGTAATTTTTTTGTCCATTATCAATTCTAAAAAACACAGTGATCTCACTGTTGAGAATTTTACCGGCTAATGCTGAAAAAATGGTGGCCACTTGCTCTAGTGCTTTATGGTCATCATCGACTAATACTAAAATTGGCCACTGATCAAGATTTTCAATTACACCAATAATATTATCAACTGGATAGGTGTCGGGACTAATTCTAAATCTAGTTGCTGAATTAGTTAATATATGTTTTGTCAACTCATTAGGTGAAAGTTTTGCAATTTTTTCAAGAATTTTTGCATCTTTATGGTAGATACCACATTTTTTTAACTTGTCAATATAGCTGAGAAAGTTTGATTTTGTCTTGTCGGAAATTTTTGACTCAACATATTCTATGCAGTGTTTATTGGCATTGCGTATGACCACTTGCTCTTCATCTAGATCAACGTAAGGTACGAATTTTTCAGGATTTTCCTGAATTTTTTCAATTTCTTTAAAAATCAGTAACAGCTCAGGATCAACATCAAAGTCACTGTCTTGGAACTCAGAGACTACTACTGAAACATTGATTTCATTCAACGGAATACTTTTTACTGTTCCTTGTTCATGAATCGTACCAACCAATTTTTCCTGAATTTTTGGCCATTTTTCCTGAAATGTTCGAGCTCTAGTACCTTTTATAGAAATTAACTTTTTGTTATCATCATCAGTTGATATTAAAACCATCTGTGAGCGATCAATTTCTCTAAGAGGCAATCTCAGTGATTGTGTTGCTAATAGTGTGGTCACATCAATGTTGTTTTTTTCCAAATTTTCCTGATATTTTTTGATTTTTTTCAGGGAAAGCTCAAGTTGACGATCAGTCAATGCTAGGCCATTGGATACTTGACGTCCAATACTTTTTATAAGATTTTTTTCGTTGTAGTCTATTCGAATATTAATAATTCGTGGACGAACTCCGGCTAAAATTTCAATGGCATCTTCAACTGTTTGTGTCATACTATGTATTATACAGCCTTATTTTGTAAAGTCAAGAGAATAAAGAAAAAAAGGTTATTATTTCTAATAACCTTTTTGTTAGAGGGTGGCATCTTCCATGCCAGCGACCCTAAGTTTTATGATGTTGGTTATTTGCCATTGTTTTTGGTCAAGTGCTTTGGTAATACCTAACCACTTGTTACGCAGTAAGGCAAATTCGTTGATAATTTTTTCCATATCAACTACATCTGCTTCACCTTCGACATATTTTTCAACATCTCTACTACTTAGAGCGCGAGCATAGCTTTCTAGATACTTTCTGAAATGACTACTTTTTAATCTACGCAATTCTATGTTTAGATATTCTAAAATTGCCTCAATTTCCTGTAACTGTGTAAAACGTTGTTCCACTACACCGGGCATACTTGCCGCGGCTTTTTCTAAACTTCCAGTTATGCGGCATTCATATCTTGCAGTGATCAACTCAGCTTCAAAATATTCTACCGCATCTGGAATGTTACTAATATCATTAGCAACTTTGTTATACCACACAGTTATTCCTCGTCACTGTCGTAATCTTCACTCTCGTAATCGATTTCGTCTTCGCCGTCCCAGTCATCTAGATAATACTCAATGGCGGCATCAAGATCCTCATCACCACCAATGGCGGCTTTGAGTACGTGATCACTTACACCGTTATCAGCTAGGATGTCAATGTACTTGCTTGCGACAGTTTCAATAGCTTTTTTGTCAAAAAACTCTTTCATGCCTGTCCAGATATCAATAATATGGTCTTCAGTCAACATTTTCTAAGATCTCTCCCGTGTCTTGATCAATAGTTGGTTTTAGATTTTTGTTAGCAACAGCTTGGTTAAACTCAAGCATGATCTTATCCAGACCACCCTCTTCATTACGATCCCATTCTTTGCGATACATCTTCATTTCTGTACCATCTATTGAAACGTATTTAAGTCTGTTGCCATCTTTTGTCAAGATACCCTTGGCTTCACATAAGTCAACCATACCACTGTAAGGACTCATGCCTGTTTCATAAGGAATCTCAACTTGCACACTTTCAAATGGCTTTGCATAACGTGTTTTCATGATTTTACATGCGGCACGTATACCATTTACCGTTGTAGTCTTATTACCATCTGCATCAGTCTTTAACTTCAACTTACGCATGGCAATAACAATAGAGCTTGCATAAATGAAACCTTGACCACCTGAAATCTTGTCATCTGGATCAAACATATCCTGGCTTGCGTATGTGTGATTAGTACAAACTAATCCAACATTGTAGCTACCAAACATGTTTACGCAGTTACGAACTAAACTTGTAAGTGCTTTAGGTTTACGACCCATATCGCCCTTCATTTCGCCTGCTTCAAACTGATTAACGTCAGTTGGAGTTAACAACATGCCAAGTGAGTCAATGACAAATAATACTTTAGGACGAGTTGCTTCATCCATTGTTTTGTACTCTTTCATGAATTCACTGATAGTTTTCGCCACATCGTCGATCATAGCCATGTTAAGTTTTAACAACTTATCTTCGCTAGTATTAACGCCTAGTGCGTGTAACCATGCTTCATCAAGAGCGTTTTCACTGTCAACAAGCACTACATAAATGCCTTGCTCTTGTGCGGCTTTGATTAGGTTACCGGAACAAATATATGATTTACCTGCACCACTTTCGCCTGCAAGTACAGTAACTTTACCCAACGGAACACCTTTGTTGAAGTCACTGCTAATTAGATAGTTTAAGGCATAGTTGCCTGTAGAGATCCAGTCTGTTGGATCATTAAAACCGACGCCAAGCCCATCAATACTTTTTGTCAGAGTCTTTCTGAATTTCGAAAGGTCAAATGCTTTCGTAGCCATACGTTCTCCTTGTGTTTGTAGTTATGAAGGGGCACCGAAGTGCCCCTTATATGTGATTACTGCTTTTGACGATTGCGAATCATCGCAAGGATGTCTTCTGCACGACCTGCACCTGCTGGAGCAGATTCTGCTTTTGGAGCAGATTGTACAGGAGCACTAACACGAGGTGTTGGCTCATCTGGGTCAATGTTGTGATCAGCAACTGGACCACTGGTTGCTTTGTTAGGATCACCAGTTGCCGCGCCCATACCCGCTGGACGGAAATATTGTCCCCATGCTTCTTTGTCAAACGGTTCACCGTCAACTGATGCTTGGAACATTTCCTTGATAACCTTTAACTCAACATCACCTGGCTTCTTTGGAAGGAAGTCATTTAGATTGAACAAACCGTGAGCCTTAACTGAGTCAAGTTCTGCATCAGTTAATGGACGTTCACGACGGCTCCACTTACTTGTAGAGTAGTCTGCGTATCCACCTTTGCTGGTCTTGGCTAACTTAAAGTCAACGCCGCGAGCAAAGTCTGTTGGCAATTCTTCCAACTCTGGATCAACCAATGCTGATTTGATCAACTGGAAAATCTGAGGTCCGATGATAAATCTACGAACTGGATTCTCTGGATGATTGTCTTCCTTCAAGCCGTCTTCAGTAACAAAGCCCTGGAAAATGTAACTACGCTTCTTCCAATACTTACGACCCATGTCTTCTAGACTCTTGTCTTTGAACCAACCGCGAACTTCGCTGAGGATCGGACATGTTTCGCCGTACATTTCCATACAAGGTACTTGCACTTGTACTGGACGTGAGTCAGTTTCACCTTTGATCCCTGCGAATGGCAGTTTAATCATTAGGCGTTCTGCCCAGAAAAATGTATTATCGGAATTGCCGTCTGGTAAAAATCTTACTGTAGATTCTTTGCCCTGCTCGAGGTTCCAGAACGGATAGATTGCGTTGTCTCCAACGGGGCGATCTCCGCCGCTTGATTTTGTTTCTTGTGCCTGAAGTTTTGCACGAATTTCTGCTAATGTGGCCATAATGTTTCTCCTATTGTTATGCCTATGTACTGCTTTTTTTGCCTTATATTTGTTTTACACCGTGTAAAACAAAAAGTGCATATATGTTATTATACGCACTTTTATTTAGTAATGCAACATCAAACCACAACTAAATGTGGTCAATATTACCGTTTTAATATTTTGCTAGTTCTTTAATACGAGCCAATGAATCCATCATAGGATCTACTTGAGCCGGTACTTCTACCGGCTGTTCTTGTATTGCAGGAGTAGCCATACCCTGTGTCTTAGCACTTAGCTTTTCAACTACATAATGAGCAAACTGTCCAGCTTGTTCGCCGAACTTCTTCTCACATGCAATCTTAACACCTTCTTCTCCACGTGGGAATGTACCAGTTTGTCCGTCATACATTGATTGGATAAACTCAACAACTTCTTTAGGAATAGCTTGTCTTGCTAGATGTCTTGCACGGCTTTGACCAGTGTGTACGGCACCGCTCTTGTCTGTTACATCGCCTGAATCTTTTGAGTACGGTCCATCAAATGGTACGTCATCTTCTGAATCCTTTTCGTGATCCAATGAACCGATCTCGTCAATTTGATCTTCAAATTCTTGGAACATGCTGTGCTCTTTTACTTCTTCGTCATCACATGAACATGGGTCTTCGTTGCATACTGAACACTCTGCTTCTTCTGCAACTAGGTCTTCATAGTTCAACTCGCCTTCACGCTTTTCACTTACTAGTTTGTAGATGTATGGAAATACACCTTTGAGTTCTTCATTGAATGTACGAATAGTTAGTGCATCTACCCAACTGTTGATCATGTCTTCTGGAACTATCTGTGCTTCTACTGGCGCAAATGATTCACGGAAACTTTCATAGTGAGCTTGTTTTTGTAGGCTGGCAACTTCGTGTTTAACTGCGTCGATGCGTTCCATAACACGTTCTGTAATGTCGCCCATAGCTTCTGCCATAACGCCACTACGTTGTGTATACTGTTTGAACTGACGTAGCTTGCTTAGTTCTTCGCTTAGTCCAGAGATATGATTGCCAATGCCATCATATGGATTTCCGCCGTTGGCTACGTGTACTGCCATAGCACGAGCACCATTCAAATGCTTTGCAGGGTAACGGAATCGTTCTCCACTTGAGCTTTCAATATAGATGCTTTCGATACGCTGTGTACGTCCTGCTGGATTAGCATAGTTAACTGGTGCGCTGTGCTTGACAATAATCTTTGCCTCGCCTACGTCTTGGTAACTAGTCTTGCTTGTACCAAATAGTTTTGATTCACTCATTTTTTCTTCTCCGTTCCTTTGTGCTAGATAAGCATAATCTCTTTTTTCTAAGTTTGATTTAGCGATATCGCGTGTGTCAAACTTTAATAAATTCTTTCTTGCAAATTGTCTTAACTCTTTCAAAAAGTCAAACCATTCATTTTTAACATCGTCACTGTGAGCATCTAACATAGATTCATCATAGATAACAGTTAATGCATCGTCGTCTATTTGCAAGTTAACACGACCTAACTCGTCGCCCTGCACCTTATAACTTACATCAAAGAATCTAGCAGTTTCAGGGTCAGTAGTTAATGAGCCATCGTCGGCGCCCATCTTTACGTTAGAGAAGCGACTACGTACTTTGTTAAACAAATCAGTTGATACAGAGGTTAAGTCTTTCATAGTTGTATTTATTAGAAACTGCTGGAAACGAATATAGGCATGGGCGGTTCCCAATCTTCAAAGTTTTCGTCCAAACTGTTGGACATAACGTCAAAAACCCTAGTATCCCAGTCAGCTAGTACTGCACTCATACGTACTGCTAGTAGCATGGCACTGACTAGGTCATCAGTTTCCCCTACTTTTGCTTTAAAAGTGATACCGTTGGCGATAAATGCCTTAAGTTCACTGATAAGCGGTTTGCTGGTAATTTTCATTTTATTTGTTTCAATTAGGTGCTTTAATCGGCTACAAATTGCAATCTTACTGCGGTGTGTAGTATTAAATCCCTTACGGAATTTACGAACATGTCCTTTACGTATTGGTTCCGATACAAACAATCCTGGTATATTTTCCTCGCCCACGTTTTTAACCACTATCAATGCGGCTTCGCCTAGTGTGTTATTTTCAACACTCCAATAGATATTAGAACCATTCATTTTTGGACAACATTCAGCAATATATCTGTTAATGTCCATAAGTATTCTGATCTGTCCTTCTACTGCTGTAGTATTATGTTGCCATTCTGCTACCTGTATCATTGATGGTAATTCTATAACCTGTATAGCCGCATAGTTTCCGCCGGTGCCTAGCGCAGGATCTAATGCTACAGCATATATCATATCGTCCGTTGGCTTTTTATACCAACGTACTTGTCCCATCTTTAGTATTGGCTCTTTGCCTTCCATTCCTGCAAGGCACAGACTGTTAATCAATGTTTCTTCATAGACTAAGAACTCGCATCCATATTCTCGACGAAATCGCTCTTCACCGATTCGTCCTAGTTCTACTTGTTTCCATGCATCATCACGATCCGGATGTTCATTCCATTCTGCACGGAATCCGTGAAATCCATTAACACCTAATGCAGTTTCATTTCCGTGTTCGTCAAATTTCTTTTGGCTTTCTTTCCAAATGTTAGCAAATGTATCTTCGTCACTGTTAGGTGTACTAGTAATAATCGCACGTCCGCCAGTGGCTAGTGTTGGCGATATTGAAGTCCAAAACTCTTCAGCAATGTTAGGTTGTACGAAAGCAAATTCATCGCAATATAGTAGGGATATGGACATACCACGACCGGTGTTACCAGTAGTAGTAGCTGAAACAATTCTAGATCCGTTGTCAAATTCAATACTCCCTTTGTTATAGTTAGTTACTCCACATCGTATATGATCTGGACAGTCTTCATATGCATAACGTATACGTTGCATAATTTCCTGTGCACCTGTGTATTTGTGAGCGGCAACTAGGACAGTTTGGTCAGGATGAAACATAGCATACCATAACAAGTAGCCTGCCGCACAGGTAGTCTTACCACTTTGTCGAGGCAACATATTAATGTTAAAACGATGGTCGTGATAACTGTGCAACAGTCTTTCTTGATAGTCAAACGGATCAAATAATAACTTACCCCGTACTGGGTGCTGAATATAGAAAAAGTTTTTTGCAAAATGCACATACCCAATATTGGGGTCAGCACATAGCATTAGATCCTGAATATGTTTTTCAGTGAACGTTTCTTGCCTGTTGGCTTTTTTAATTAATACGCCGTCTAGTGATTTACTTGCCATATGTTTATTTAACGAAAAAAATAGACCCCGGAGGGTCTATTTGGCACCTTAGACAGGGTGCTAACTGCGACGAATTATGCTGTTGTAAATGATGTTGGATCAGCTACTACTGTTCCGCTGATGTCAACGCTGTTAGGTCCAACTGCTGTAACTGCATACGTAAATGTAGATACTCCAGTTCTTACTGCGGGCGTTGCCGCACCAATTTGTCTAATGCGATGTTGCAGATCAGTTGCACTGGTGCTAACGTCTGTAATAATATGCATTACACCGCCGTTAGCGTCTACTACAAAAAATGCCAAAGGATTAAGTTCGTTAACAATCTGTTCTACAGTTTCATTAACGGCATCATCTTCTGCTTGAATGTTTATTGCTGCCGCACTTGTATTTCTTACTGTAATTTTAAATACCTTGGCGTTAAGGCCGTACAATGTACCTGCTGTACATGCTAAACCATTTACTCTAGTTACGATTGCCATAATAGTTTTCCTTATTCCTTACCGCTGTAGTTCTTACCAGCTGTGTGTTTAATACCAGTTTTGGTCTTTTCAATAGTACCACCTGTTGAAGACTTTTTCTTTTCACCTTGTTTCATTCCTGCTGTGCCTTCTGCATCTTTCTTTGCACTGGCCACAGTTGGAAAAGCTTCTTTAACTTCTTTATCTTTAAATGCTTTCTTCATTGGCTCTTTCTTGTCGCCATCTTTGTCAGCATCAATATAATCTGGTTTAGCTTTGGCTTCTTTGATTTCTTTGTAACGTGCGTCTAGTTGCTGACGGATACTTTCCATTGGATTACCACCGCCGTTGACTTTAGGAGCTTCTTTACCTTTGCTTGCTAGGTCGTTACCTGTTGCTGTTACTGTGCTCACATCACCGTATTTTTCATCTGGTGCTGTAGTTGCTCCGCCAAATCCACCGTCTTGATTTTCATCAGCTAGTGTGTCAGCCATGCCACGTACTTCGTCAGCTACTTTCTTCATGTCATCTTTTGGAGCAGGTTCTTTGCTACCCATTGGAGATTTTACACCTGCATCGTCACCACCAGCTGAGGCACCAGGACCTACATCGCCTGGGGCTTTAGGAGCCATTGCAATACCAGCTTTCTTAACTAGTGCATCTAACGGATCCATGTCGCCTGATGGTTCACCACCGAAGCCTGGCTCATCTAAACTGATAGCTGGCATGTTCATTGGAGTTGGTGAAGACATAGTTGGCATTGGTGCCTGCGGCATCATTGGTGAACCTACTGGTCCTGCAGCCAATGGGCTTTCTGCCTTGTGCATTAGGTCTAACAAACTTTTGATCTGATCAATACCTTGAGCATTTAAACTAACGTTCATTGATACTGGAGGTGCTGATGGAATGTTATTCATTGGAGTTGGCATCATACCACACTCTGCTACAGTAGATTCTGTAACTGGTTTCTTACCTTGATCTATATCTCTGATACGACCAAAGAGTTTGTTAAAGTCTAAATCTGATTTCATATTATTTTCCTTTTACCGGTGATGGTATTGTATTTTGTTTAGAACCCACCGGGCTAATACCTACACTAGCTTCGGGCATTGGAGATTCTTTTTCTTTAGGTTGTCCTGCACATAAATCTTTAGAATCTCTTGCGAGATCTTTTAAGAAACTGCTTACATGCTTTTCTCCCACTAGATTCTGTGCTGTCTTATCAACTTCAGATTCTTGTGGCTCTCCTAAGACTGGAGTCATCTTTTCATTCATTTCTGCTTCATACTGTTCACTTGGATCGTTAGCAGTTCTTACTACTACTTGACACTTGCAAACTTGTGCGATGTAAGCTTCTAATACTTGCGGAGTTGTTGGATAGTGACACTCTAAATCAAACACAGTTACGTGTGAGTTCTTTAAATTTGGAAAATCTAAAGGAACATCTTGAATAGGTGTGCGCTTGCCTTTGCTTAGTTTGACAACAGAAAACTTCTCCATTGCCGAGTTTAATTCAGAAGAAAAATCTTCAGACAAGTCTCCCGCGACTTTGATTTTAAACTCATAAGTCTTTTTGCTTTCTGTTAGATATTCTGTAAATGATTTCATCATGATCCCCACTGTAGTATTTATTTCATTTGCTTTAATTTTTCCAGCAGGCTATTTCGGTCAGTTATTAGCATACCTTCACCGGCTACCATATTTTCTTCGCCCTGCGGCTTAGAATCTTGGTCAAGTTTTGCTTTTTTAATCTGTAATTCTATCATTTTTAGCTTTTTATCAATTTTAGCTGACTTAGCATCAATGGCATTCTTAAGTGCAGACTGCGCTACTTCAAAAATTCTGCTGGAGTAACGTGCTTCTACGTTCATGCCAAGATCCATTAGATCGTCATAAGCATCTGTAGCACGTTGAGCTAGTGCATCAAACTCGCTGTCACTAGCATCTCCTAGTCCTTTTACAGAGGGCAATGCTGTGGCAATTTTATCAATTTCTTCAATGTCGCGAAAGAAGTTGTCAGCTGGCATTTTACTGCGAGCTTCTTCTATTTCAGCTCGACTTGCGCTAGCTGACTTTTTGGCAATATCCTTGCTTTCGGGAAGATTTAAAAGTTCTTCTAATTTCTTTGTCATATGAATACTTATCGTTTTCCGTTATGGAAAATATCATTTTCGGAAACGACTCTAAAGAATACGCCTGATTGTTTTGCCCATGCTCTTGCGGCTTCCCATTTTGCCATATTCAGTACAGCATGGGCCTGACTGTGTTTGCTACGGCCAGCTTCTGCTAGGCTAGTTTGTTTTAGGGGTTTAACTTCGATGATCTCAGCATGTACCTTACCATTCTTATCAACGTAGTTGATAAAGAAATCTGGAACATATACGGTCTGTTTACCAGTAAATGGGTTACGATATGGAATTTTTATTGCTTCACTTGACCAGTTTTGTATAGCAGGGTTATTGTCGCAAAACTGCATGAATGCCCATTCCCAACTGCTACGATATGTTGGAGTTTTATTTCCTATATACTTTGCCGGGTTCTTGGGTACAAACTTTCCCTGTACAAACTGTTTCATACTACAATATTTCTTTTCTCAAGTAAGTCAGTAGTATCGTCTTTTTTGTATCCAAGTGTGGATATTTTTTGTCTATTATAATTCAATACTTGAGAAATTACCGCAGATATTTTAATTTCTTCTAACTTTCCTAATGTATCTAATAGTGTGAATACATTAACGTTATCTATTTTAGCCTGTTGTAATAATATGATCGCTGTTGAATTACTAGCCAAGTCATCAAAACCGCGTTTCTGAAAAAATCCCACAACTGCATCTATTTCTGCCGCAGGAAATACCACTGGCTCGATAAAATACATGTCAAAGAAATGTTTGACTTCATCACTCGAGTCTGCGTTAATAATATTTAAGGGTAAGTTAGATATTGCCATTTATCACCTGTGTTTTAATTAATTGGTATTGACTTTGTACTTCGGGTGCTCCGTTGATTACTTTGTCTAATGTTTCAGTTTCATACTTTGCTTTAGCACCTGCACTTAATGCATTCCATTTAGTGTTTATTTCAGTAAGATTTCCGGCGCCGATAGCTTTGCCAAATACTGCTGTTCTAGCTAAAGATGTGAGTGACCCGGGACGAGCATCAAAGAATGATCGCACCTTAGCAGGAGGTAGTGGTCCAAGTCCTTGCGTTATCTGTGTCTGATTAGCCGCAGTAAAATCGCCCTGACCTGCGCCGCCTGTTTTTGGAAATAGTACGTTTGCTACACCGCCGACGTTAACGCCAGTTGCTGAACTTAACGCTCCTGTTAGCAAATTAAATCCCTCTTGGCGAATACCTTCTGATGTTAACTTTTTAGAGTTATTAACTACTGCCGCGCCTTTAATTAGTGTACCTAGTAATGCACCAGCACTACTAAATGCACTGCCACTGGAGATGGCTCCAACGACATCAACTGCACCGCCTAATATGCCGCCTTGGCCAAATAGTCCAACCTTACCGCCACCGAGTAATGATAATGGGCTAGGACTCTTATCGTAAAATTCTTTAGCAAAGCCATCGGGGTTGCCGGTACTAACTTGACCTTGTCCGTAGATTACAGCTTCATACATAATGCTCATTTTATTTGCAGATGTATCTTGTCCGTTACTGTTATCTAGACTTTCATGTTGCCAACCAGTTATGATAGGATTAACTAAAGTAAAACTTTGATACTGCTGTTTACTCAATTGAAATATCTGTATGGTACTAAAAAACGGAACTGATTGATCTCTATCAAGACCGTATCTATAAGTATTAAATCCTTGAGTATTATCTAATCGACTGTAGCCCGGAGGAACAGCTGATGAACTCGATCCAGCAGTGTCAGAAGTGCCGCCAAATAATTTTGTTATGCCAGGGACTACGGCATTTGCTATTGACGAGAAAAATCCTGTAGCACCAGCGCCACCTCCGCTTGCACTATTGTGACTTGAGTCTGCATAATAGTATCCGTAGTATAAACTCCATAGTGCAGTTGTAACTCCGAGATTATCATCATGAAACGAAATATTAATCGGTTCGTATTCTATTTTTGTCTGTGTAGCACGTTTTCTATTATATTGCTGTGCAACATCTACTTGTATTTTAAATTTAGGCAAATCAATTGACTTGACTAATAAACCAACAGTCCTCTGATGTTGTTCTTTAAAATTAGTACCAGCTAATGGCACGTCATTAAAGTTAAAAACCACATGATAAAGAAATTTGGTTTTAGGTGCTAGTCTAAATGCACTAGTATTATATAATCTGGCCGCGTGAGCAAAGTCGCCAAGATTACCTTTTGGTCGAGAAAGGCCATTGCCTAAGTTATCTAAAAATCCGTCTAATATACCCATAGTAATATTTATCGATTAGAATAAAGTGGAGAGATAATAAAAAAGGACACCGAAGTGTCCTTTTAAAGCTCCCGGAATTAGTAACTGTTAAGCACCACCAGTTACGAATGTGCCTAAGCTACGTCCGACTGCTGTACCAACGCCTGTTCCTACTGGGCTTTGGATTGCATTATCATAACGAATAGCCAACTGGATAGTTACTGGTTCGTTATTTGCATATGCTAGAGTTTGATAGTTTGCGTTCTTTACATAGCAACCATAGATTTCCCATGTTTCAAGAACGTTAGCTGTGTTAGCACCGTTACCACCGTCTAGAATTTCAATTCTAGTTGTGAATTTGTAATCGATACCAGAAGCCGCAGAACTTTGCTCATAAAAGTCAAATTGTTTCTGTAGTTGTTCGCCAACAAGCTTCTGCACTTGACCTGTAACGTCATCACGTAAGTTGATAGTGATGTCGTTCCATGTGTGCTTGCCTGCTAGACGCACTGTTGAGTTATAAACATGAATGTCTACATCAGCAAAATCCAATGTTGGTCTTGTGATATCGACAACTTGCTTTGTTAGCTCAGTTGTTGGTGTTGATACGCCAAAGTTTTCTAGTGATACTCTAAAACGATATTGCAGTTTAGGCATCAGCAAGCCTTGAGTGCTTGCTGATTGATCACTTACTAAGGGTACTGTTAGTTTGCTTAATGTTGAAATAGACATTTGTTGTCTCCCTTATTTGTATTTATTAATTGCCTAACCCTGCAATCTCGCCAGTGTTCTTCAAGCGCACTGGAATGTAAATAAACTCCACTGCTTTTACTGGTTCAATAGCAATGTCTACGTGTAGTTCGCTACGATCAATTCTGTTAGGTGTATTGTTACTTTCGTCACAAACAACTAAGAAGTCGTATAGAGCACGTTGACCAACTAGTTCTAACAATAGGCTTTCAACCTGTTGTTTGATTTCGTCACGTGTAATCTTATCGTTAGGTTCAAAGATATAAGGTTTAGCTAGTTTGTTCAACTGATTACGTAGGAAAATTACCAAACGTGCCACGTTAATACGATCTAATGCACTTGCGCCGTTAGCACGAGTCTTTTGACCAAAGTTAACTAGACCAGCGCCTGTAAAGAATGTAATTGGATTAACTTTTACATTATACAATGTGTCACGTTGTCCGTCATTTAGTGCAACTGATTTAAACTCGCCTTCGCTTGTAACGTAACCAACTGCTGTTGCGTTTGTAACATTACCACGGCGTGTTCCTGCTGGAGCAAACCATGGATAAGCAACTTGGTCGTTTAGAGCAATAGTTCTTAAGATCATGTGGCTTGGAGGAACTACAACATTCTTTCCAAAGTTGTCACTTGTGAAGCCCCATGGATAGAACACACCTAGGTATTCATCAAAACTAACTAGACCGTTATCGTTATCTTCCAATGCGCCCATTAAGTTAGTGCCCCAGTTGTTTAGGTTAGTAGCACTTGGCTCTAATCTAGCTGGGCTATCACCAACAACAAATGCTGTTAAACCGCGATCGTTGTTTAGGTTAACTAGTTCGCCAATTAGCTCAGGATAACCTGGGCAAGCTAACAAGTTAAAGCTGTTACGTTCTGTATCGCGAATTTCTTGGTTTGTATTAACTATCTGTTGTAGGCTTTGAATAATAACTTTACGTTGTGCGTGACGACCAAAAGAACCGCTGCCGTCTGTTTGATTTGCACTTTCTGTTACCCAACGATCTGGATAATATGCAGTCATTGTTTCGCCATCGCCTGCGCCAAAACGTCTGTTAATTGCAGTTGTGTCGATATAGTTACGAACATAACGCTTGACGTTAAATCCGCTACGACGAGTATTCCATAACAACATACCTTCTGGGTATAGTGCAGGATCTGGACAATCAAAATCAACAAAGTCTTCACTTAGTAAGCTACTAATGCTTGCTGGCTCGTAGGTGCTATTAGTTGGTTCACCAGTATCTGTCCAACGTGCGTCTGCAAACACAATACCATTTTCTGTTGTTTGATCAGTTACATCAACTAGATCCCAACGCTTGAAGCTATTATTCCAACGCTTCAATAATGGATAGTGTTCTAAGTCACTTGTGTCAACCCATAGATCAAGATCAACTGGAGTCGATGGAGCTGTTGGACTAACTGTTGGGCCATTAACGTTAGTAGCACTTGTTGGAGCGTAGTTTTTATAACCTTTCCATATTGTACCGTTGTTGATCATAATATCAACTTCGTCTACTACAGAGCTATACCATAATTGACCATCTGCTGTTTTAGTAGTTGGTGCAGTATCGCTGATAAAGTACATTACACCAACTGGTATATTAGACCAAGATGTTGTTGTGTTTCTATATCGTACTACAAATACTGCGTTTGAGGCATCGTGTTGTACATATACTGTATTAACTTTGATACCTGAACCTGTGTAATTACGGTTAGCATCAGAAGTAGGATCGCCTGCAGGATTTATTAGAGTAAAGTTTAGTGGATCAATAGCTTTGTTTGCCGCTTGATCATTAGCGTATACAGGAGCATTTAATTGTTCCCACAAACGAGTTGCATTGTTGTATGTCTTAACACGCCATCTAGCACCAGCATTTGGTTCAGTAGTTTTAATCCATACAGAACCGGTTGGACGATTGTCTAAAGAAGTTTTGTATTGTGGAACTTGTGTGTGCTTGCTGATCTGTAGCTTAGGAGCCATGTGTTCTGTAGCAGAAATACCAAGTGCTGATAACAATGCACCACCTACATCAGCAGTACCTGTAAATGTAAATGTTGTAATTGCACCAGTTGATACTCCGGTAACTGTTATTTGAATATCATGGGTGGCATTTACACCGCCTACAGTTGAACCAAGAACTTTAATAACGTCACCAACTGTGTAATTACTACCGCCTTGGGTTCTAGTTACTGTTGTGTATGTTCCATTTGTACCGTTGCGAACTACGGTAAACTGAGCTCCAGTTGCGGCTGGATTAGTTACGTTGTCTGGTACGTGTACAGTTGTTCTACCTAGGTATGTTACGCTAGATGGTTCTGAAATAGTTAAACTGTCAGTGCTTGCACTAACTGTAAAAATTTCTAGTTTACCAACTGAATTTTTTCTAGCACCAAATGGTCCGCTAGCATTATTAATATCAGTAACTATGCTGTCAATGTTACCGCCTATAATTTCAACGTTAACTGCGTTAATAGTAAGAGTAGAACTTGGTAACCCTGTTACTGTTCCGCTAGTTTGACTGATAGTAGGCCATGCTTTTACCCAAGCGTTTGAACCAACAACTACCCATGAGCCGTTGCCTACTACAGGTGCACCGTTCGAATCGTATGCGCTCTTGTAGTAAGTTTCAACATACTCACCGTCTAGTGCTAGTCCATATGATCCAGCGGCTGCGGTAACATCGAGTGTGTTTAGATATACTTGTGGAACTTGATTAGTGAATGACTGACCACCAGCTGTTGCTGAACGTCCGTCCCACTGGAAAATTCCGTATGTTGAGCTAGCAGTGTCTAACCAGAAAGTTCCATCTGCTGGTTCTCCGCCGGGCGCTTGTGCTCGTGCTTCTAGTTCTGTTAGGTTGATATCTGCACGAATAACTAGTGCAGAGTTACTTATTCCTAGGAATGAATATGCGGCTTGTAGGCCGTATTCGTTTAGTTCACCAGCATGAATTGGATTGTTATTTGTATCCTTCTTGAATACTGGATCGCCGAATGTCTCAGCGAGTTCACGCTGACTTGTAATTGTATATACTGTGCCTGCTTTCGAAGCTGTAGTTCCTAAAGCTGTACCGGACCCTGATGATGGTGTCTTGTCTGCACTTGTGGCCACAACAAATAGTGGACGGGTGCCTGGTTCAGCGGTTGTGTAAAAACTTTCGTCGATTACAGAAACCTGTACGCCTGGTGATATTAAAGCCATTTTATGGTCTCCTTCTTACTGTTAATATTTAGCAGGTATTTGCTAAAACAGCTACTTATAAGACAGAGAAAAGGGCAGAAAAAGGGCTAGTATAAATATAAGATGCGACCACTATGCAATATATGTAAAGAACGGCCTTGTGCAGTCAACTACTACAAGGACAAGAAGCCTTTCTATAGGCGTAAGTGTGATGGATGTGCTAGAGGCACAACACCTAGCCAGCCTCGTTGGTATCAGTTAGGCTATCGTAAGAAAGATGCCTGTGAAAAATGTGGTTACAAGAGCAAGCATCAAGAACAGTTTAATGTCTTTCACATAGACGGCGATCTTAACAACTGCCGCCCTGCTAATCTTAAGACTGTGTGTGCAAACTGTCAGCGAGTCCTACATAAAGAGGGAGTTCGCTGGCGTCAAGGTGATTTGGTACCAGATTTCTAACCTGTGAGTATAGGTCATCTATAGTGGCATTGTTGTCTAGAATGTGATCAAACTTAGTACCTACCCAAGCAGTTTCGCTAGCATGAATCTTGCTACGTTTCATACGCTCACTGCTGATAGCATAGCTCATGTTACGATCGCCCTCATTCATGTTTACAGCATCTTGATACCAATCGGGCAGTTCGCCGCGTTGTACCCATACTATTTGTCCACCTGCAGATCGTATTGATTTGATTTCATTAGGAAAGCGACAATCGCTGATAACAATGTCGTCTTTTGAGTTACGGAGTTTGTTTTCTAGACTAGCAATCCAAATATCATCATGGAATGCTTTGCGGCATACTTCTGTGCCCCAATATTGCAGTATCCAACGCGGTGTTAGATTGGGCATTTTTAAGCGGTCTGCCCACCACGGATCTACTTGTTCGCGCCATTCACGTGCAGATTTTGTGCGCCCTTCTAGCATAGTACGGTCCCAATCAAATACATGTGCCACCGCATCTTTAAGACTGTTGGCAAAACTTTCTCGTCGAAATCCGTGAAAGTTAGTAAGATAATCGGCAACAGTATCCTTACCCGAACCAATAAAACCGCACACACCTATAATCATA